GCATTTATATCTATATTTTTATTAGTTTCTATGGCAATATTTTTATTACTTGTTATTAAAAAACCCCAAAAAGTTACTTCGTAATAGCGAAGACTGGTTGTTGTGGTCTTTGTACCTTAGAAGACACCCTGGACACCGCCAAGTAGACGAAGATGGACAAGAGAGTGGTGAACAAGGCAGTGAGCGTGTAGTTCATACCTCCGTTCTTGTTAACTTTGACAACTTGGTTGACGACCCATCTCACCAAGTCGACCCACGAAAGGGCGGCGGCAAATGAGAAGCCAGCAACGATAGCGTTGAGGGATTGACCTTCGAGTTCACGGGCGATGAGCATAGCAGTTTCTTGGGCAGACATTTTTTATACTATAAATGTAGATTTTATTCTGGGAACAAAGTATCCTCGAATAAAATTTTTTTATACTTTTTAGTGTTTTTTAAATACCCCTTAAGCATTTTAGGTTTACTTCCCCCTGAAGAAGACGATTCAGTTTCGGATCCAGTTTCGGATTCAGTTTCAGTATCGGATTCACTTTCACTTTCACTTTCATCTGAGCTATCACAAGATATTTTGAAAAATGATGATTCGATATTAGATCCCCCTGGATTAGAGGTGTTCATTACTATCTATAGCATTTTTTAACATCTGTTCTGTCGGGTTTTTCGGCACCCATTCTTTCCAACTATCATACGCCATGTTCATTTTAACAAACTTGTATTCTCTACCTGAATACCTTGTAAATTCAATATCTTCTTCCTCTTCATCTATAATTTCGAGTTCATCTTCACTATCCGTATCTTCGTCGTATATTTCTGGGAAAATAGACCCTGTTTTTTTACCGACCTGGTTCATAGCACAGTACTTCATAGCGTATTCCATATCTTTACCAAGAAGTATATCTCTACCACACGCTTTTGCGTACCCTGCTGCAAGTACCATTGCCTGTTCTAAAACTGGTTGTATAATATTTAATGCTGAACCCTGTATTTGTTCTTGTATAAGTAGACTTGCATCATTTTCTTGTTGAAGTGTCATTTTAATAGAGTAAATTTGCAATACCGTTCTCCACTTGGAGTATATTATAACTTTGTGCCAAAACTCTAAGTTCTCTTTCAGCCTTATTATCCGGTATTGTTGTAATTTTTAGTATCTGGTCTTTAATTAAACTGAAATTAACTTGTCCTGTTGGGTACCATCGTTCGGGTTCTAAAGCAAAACTATACGAATAGTACCTTCTAAATAGTTGTGTTCTTGTATGGTGTATACCGCTTTGAACCGCGCGTAAATTAATAACCTCACCAGCCGCTCCACTAATAACATCGGTATCGTCTAGTGTTAAAGAAAGTTTTTGTAAATTCTCATGGTTCGTATATTCGTTAGTGGTACCAAATACTTGAAAACGGGAATCGTAATCAAAATTGGTAACAAATTCAGGATTACCGTCCGCCTCCGTCGTATAAAGATCTGCCTTTCTAAGTCTTTGAATTATAAAAAAAAGTTCCTTTACGGGGTGTTTAAAATTAAGTCTATGTGTTGTATTTACTACACTGTTAAGATTTGCATCTTTGGGTATTATATCCTTAACTTCTTGAATTTGTGTGATTGCGTAATTTATTTTTTTAGATTTTATCTTATCCTTTTCATCTTGTACTAACGATACCATTTCGGTCGTTATTTTCGTTCCTTTTATTAGACCTTTTGTTTGTACATAGTCACTTAAATAATAAATTGAATTATTTGCAGGGTTGGCTGTATCGAACCCAAAAATACAATCTTTTAGATCTCTAAGTTTAATAACAATTTCAATTTCCTGTTTATCTATCGCAAATACAGGAATGGCAAGTTCGGGATTATTATAAAAGTAAAAAGGAATATCGACGAAAAATTTCTGGTTAGATGTAGCGAGTCCTAGATATCCTGCTATACTTTTATTGGAAACGGGTGTACCTGACAGTTCTCCCGGGGGCTTTCCAATAAGTTTAGCGAGGTTTTCTTGTTTTGTATGGGATACGTAATTATCGAAATAAATCGCTAAAAAATCGCTCGGTATTCTTTGAATTGTTTTACCACCAATTAGTATTTCGGCATACTCTATAATAGCGTGTCCTATAGATTCGACGTATCCTATACCTCCGATACCAGCTACTAAATTTTGTTGTATACTAGATAACTCAAATTTCAAACTCACGGTTTTAAGAAGATCACCTTGATCTTGTGGTATGGTACACCTTATAGTGTTACCAAATTCCACTTCACCTTCCACGTCTAAATCTGTAAAAAAAGGTGCAAAATTAGTATGTTTTTGAAAATTTTTTACGAAGTATGTGTATTCTGGATCATCCGTAAAAAAGGCGTCCTGTGGACCAGATATTTCTAATTGAACACGACCAGCCATTACTAGTATAACTCACTAAAATTTTAAACCACCAAGTCCGCTCTCTATTCTTAACACGTTATAGTTTACTCCATACACATACACTTTGTGACCAAAACTAGAGTCTGGTGTATCGAGTTCCATTTCTATTAAATTGTGTGCTATTCTACTCATATTAACTTGACCGGTCGGGTAATACGTTTCGGGTTTCATTGAAAAACTATACACACCAAAATTACCGTTCGTTATTCCCGTGTAATATTTCAATGGTTGTTCGTAACACAACATTAAAGTATCTGCGTCGATGATTGTATTATTATTAAATTTCATAGTAACTTGTTTTATTGTTTCGTATTTATGTACATCATCACTTATCGCTACAAAAAACATTTCCTTTACCGGGTGTTTAAAATTTAACATACCCGATTTTTTAGATACACCTGGGTTAAACTTAAACTGTGACATTTGAATTTGTGATATAACGTATTCGATTGGTCGCGTTTGTAAGAATCTTTTTTCATTCTCGGTTATGAAAAAGAAATCGGAAACCAGTGATACTTTTTTGATCAACGATGAAACATTTGGGGGTGGATCTGATATTGCATTGATAGACCTTGTATATGTTACAATAACGTCGTCCAGTTTTTTAAATTTTATTTCGACTTGAACTTGTTGTTTACTTAGTGCACATACAGGTATTGCTAAACTTGGGTGCCTTAAAAAGTAAAAGGGTAATAAAATATTATAATCCCAATCGTATGATACGTTTATATAATCTCCGTGTCCGGCTAGGAAGTAAAGGGTTTGTTTTATATCATCTTCGTTACTGTGTATATTGTTATACATGTATATGTAATCTCCAGTCAAACGCTGTATAGTTTGACCACCGATACGTAAATCAGCGTATTCTATTATTTGAGCACCTATAGATTCTCTATAACTTACTATTTTAAGGTCTATTTGACCACCCATATCGGGGTGTGCAGAACAGTAATAGTATAAAGTTGATGGCGTACTCGAACTATATGTTGGTGTAAAAGTAACCGTAGCTGTACCCGGGTTCGTAACACCAGTTGTGTAATCTCCGAATAAAGGTACACTAAATCTATAAGCTTCACCACTAGACTGACTCAGAGATACTTTACCTGGGTACGTTGTAGTATCAACACTATTCGGGAAAGCATCAGTTGTATCGTTATCAGACCAGGTAAAGGGAGATACTTTCAAAACCTTTATCGTGTTAGCTGACGGTGTAGCTGGTACTGCCCAATTGTTCGTCGAATTTAACCATAGTTTATACACGTAATGCGTTGCTGTATCCAAACTTGTGTACCTCTTATAATTGTAAGGAGTACCGACACCGTCAACAGGTGGTAATTCGTCGGGTGGGTTACCATCGGGTGATCCTGCAAACCTAAACGGGTGTGTTGGATGACTTGCATTATTGAAGGTATACGTCGTACCTTCGTAAAGTGTGAGTGTCGCCTGTTGAACACCGTCTATAAAGTATTTACCACCTGATTCTGAAACTGTAAACGTTTTATCCGGTGCCGTTGGTCTAGGTAAAGTAAATTTAAGCATCATACTTCTAATAAGATCTCCCTTATTCATTGGTATATTAGACTCAACGGAGCTATCGAAATTAGGATCACCATTGAATGGTGTTTCTATGGCTTCTATTGAAAATTTTGTGTGTCGTTTAAAATTCATCAGGAAATATGAAAATTCAGGTTCACCAGTAAGCCATTGGTCCTGGATACCAGTGACAGCAAGGTTCAATTTACCAGCCATTCTTACTTTATGTGAGTAAAATTTTATAAATTAAAACGAGGCGTTATGATAGATGAATCTTCAATTGAGAAAGTTCAGACCTGAAAGCATGGCTGATGATAAAGTATGTGTTTTTATAGGTAAACGTAATACTGGTAAATCTACACTCGTAACTGATATTTTGTATCACAAAAAGCATTTACCAGCAGGAATAGTTTTATCTGCTACAGAGGAAGGTAATCATTATTATCAACAATATATACCCGATCTTTTCATATACGGTGATTACGATAGAGAAGCTATCGAACGCGTTATGGATAGACAGAAAAAGCTTGTTGGTGCCGGTAAGTCAAACTGTGGTGCATTTCTTCTTTTAGATGATT